ATATAGTGAGGTGAGTCTGTTGGCATTAAGTAAAAAACAAGAACTTTTTTGTAAAGAATACCTAGCGGATCTGAATGCCACGCAGGCCTATAAGCGGGCAGGGTATTCTGCAAGGAGTGATAATATAGCTGCTGTAGAAGCTTCAAAATTACTAAGAAATCCTAAGGTTGAAGCCAGAATAAAGGAGTTGATGGCTGATCGTTCTAAACGAACAGAAATTACCCAGGATAAGGTCCTTGCAGAGCTTGCTGCCATAGCCTTTGCTAATGGTTCCGACTTCGCTAAAGTGGTCGATGAACCTATGATTATAAATGGCAGTTATGTAATGGATCCGGATACCGGTAAGCTGAAGACTTGGGAATCAGTTAAGATAATTCCTACGGATCAGCTTCAGCCAGATAAGCAGAAGGCTATTGCCGGAATAAAGATGGGTAAGAACGGAATAGAGGTTGCAACTTGTGATAAGGTCAGGGCCTTGGAGCTCCTTGGAAAGCACCTAGGGATGTTTAAAGAACAGGTGACGTTATCTGGAGACCTTGGCGTAAAGATTGTGGATGATGTCTGATGAAGGAATTAAGAATATCTGAAATTATTAATCCCTGTTTCCATGAATTTTGGAGGGAGTCTAAAGAGCATCGCTATCTGAGATACATACTAAAAGGTGGCCGTGCTAGTGCTAAGAGTACGCACATAGGCTTTAGAATTGTTATGGATATTATTAGGTATCCAGTATCAGCCTTGGCGGTCAGAAAGGTTGGTAATACCTTATCAGAGTCAGTATTTGAGCAGCTGAAAGAGGCTGCTAGCATCTTGGGAGTTAGTGAGTATTTTAAATTTAATATATCTCCATTGCAGATTACTTATCTGCCAAGAGGTAATAAGATTATCTTTAGAGGGGCAGATGATCCACAGAAAATTAAGTCACTAAAGGTTGCAAAGTTTCCAGTAACAATTCTTTGGATTGAAGAGTTAGCAGAGTTCAAGACCGAGGATGAAGTAATTACGATAGAGCAGTCAGTATTAAGAGCGGAGCTCCCAGAAGGGTTGCACTACTCTTTTTTTTATAGCTATAATCCACCCAAAAGAAAACAAAGTTGGGTTAATAAAAAATTCAATACACATATTTTACCGACCAATACATATGTCCATCACAGTACATATAAGGATAATCCTCACATCTCGAGGCAGACAGTAGAAGAAGCAGAGGAGCTTGAGAAAAAAGACAATTATAAGTACCGCTGGATCTTCCTTGGCGAGCCGATTGGATCCGGTGTTGTTCCGTTCAGTAATTTGGTATTCCGCGAGATTACTGACGAAGAGATAAAGACATTTGATAATATCAGGCAAGGGACTGACTGGGGATATGCAACGGATCCTCTTGCGTTTGTTAGGCTGCATTATGATAAGACCAGGAGAAAGATTTTCTACACGGATGAATTTTGCGGTGTTAAGAAATTTAATCGCGAACTGGCTGAATGGCTGAAGAAGAAGGGTTACGAAAGAACTCTCACAACTGCTGATAGTGCAGAGCCTAAGTCTGTTAGCGAGATGAAACATGAATATGGGTGTAATTTTAAGGGTGCAAAGAAAGGCCCTGGTAGCGTTGAGTATGGTGAAACATGGTTGGATGATTTAGAGGAAATTGTTATTGACCCGAAGAGAACCCCTAACGTTGCAAGGGAGTTCGAAAGCATTGATTATCAGACCGATAAAGACGGAGAGCCAAGGGCAAAGCTTGAGGATAAAGATAACCACACAATTGATGCTTCTAGATATGCGCTTGAAGACGATATGAAGCAATCGGGTATCAAAGTGCTCAAGTAGCGAGAGGAGAGAACATGGAGTTTATAAACAATATTAATATGCTGACAAGGGAAGAACTAATCAAGATTGAGATTGACGAGTTTAACGCCTCCAAGCAACGGAAATTAATGATTAAGGGGGAAAGTTACTATAAAGTTGAAAACGATATCCTTAATCGTAAGATGTATCGCTATGAGAATGAAAAGCCGGTGGAGGATGAGACTAAAACCAATCATAAGCTGGCACACGGTTTTATGCATGAATTTGTTGAGGACAAGGTTAATTACCTGCTATCCAAGCCATACACAATGGAATGCAAGGATGAGACTTATCTTAAGCTTGTACAAGATACGCTGGGAAAGCGTTATCAGCATAAGCTTGTACAATTAGGTACTGAATGCAGCAACAAAGGGATTGCATGGTTATATGAGTACATAGACGTAAATGGGAATAAAAAATCAATGAGAATTCCTTCTGAACAGCTAATTCCTTTTTGGGTAGATAATGATCACGAAGAATTGCAGGCTATGATTCGCTATTACGAGGTAGAGGTATACGAAGGGAAAGAGAAGAAGAGTGTAACTAAGATTGAGTATCATACCCCTGATGGTGTAGAATATTATATTCAAAACAAAGATGGCGAAGTTATTCTTGATGCTGAAATGTATTTAAACGCAGAGGTTGAAAGTGATCTACTTCCGCACTTCACAATTAATAACGAACCGGGTACTTGGGAGCGGGTTCCCTTCGTGCCGTGGAAGAATAATGATTATGAACTTCCGGATCTGCAATTTGTTAAGACTCTTGTTGATGATTATGATATTTCCCGATCGGACGTGTCCAACTTGCTTGCTGATCTTCGTAGTCTTATTTATGTATTAAAAGGTTATGGCGGTGAAGGATTGAGCCAGTTTATGCGAGATTTAGCTTATTATCATGGTATCTTAGTCGAAGAAGATGGCGGTGTTGAAACTCTTAATCCTACAATTAATATTGATGCTGCAGTAAAACATTTTGAACAGCTATTAAAGGATATATATCGATTTGGGCAAGCTGTTGACAAAGGGCAGAGCAGCATAGGAAATAGTCCAAGCGGTATAGCCTTAAAGTTTCTTTATTCAGGATTAGATTTAAAGGATAATAAACTTGAAGATAGTTTTAAATGGAGCTTTGAACAACAAATGTATTTTATCAATAAGTACTTGGAGGTTACAAAGCGAGGATCCGCAAAGCAGGATAAAGAAATTAATATCATATTTAACAGGGATATAGCCATCAATGAAAGCGCTACAATAACAGATTGCCAGAATAGTATGGGCGTTATTAGTCAAGAGACTATTATAGAAAATCATCCATGGACCAAGGACTATAAGACGGAAAAAGCTAGAATTGATAAAGAAAATAAGAGCATAGAAGAAGACATGATCCGACAGAATGCAGCCGACCTAGAAGCCAAAAAGAAGCAGGTGAGCAATAATGCCGAAGAGTAAGCAGTATTGGCAAGAACGTCAGGAGCAAAAATTCCTGGCCGGTGAGAAGAAAGTCAATGACTATTATGCAGGGCTGAAAAAGTCGTTTGAACAAACCAAGCGAGACATTGAATATGTCATTAACGGTTATACCCTTAGATACAGTATAGCTAATAATATGTCATACAGTGAAGCAATGCGAGCGCTTACTAAAAGCGAAATTGGAGAACTGCAAGACTTTATTGATAGAGCTAGAGACAACATGGGGAAGTATGATCTCATCCTGGAAAACATGTCGGTAAAGGCGCGGATAACTCGATACGAAGCTATGTTACTGCAGGTTGATGCTCTCCTCCAACAGCTCTATGCAATTGAATATCAGCATAAGGGAGAAGAACTCCTGAAAGAAGTTTATTCAGATAGTTATTATCAGACGTGGTTTAACATAGATCAGTACAGAGGCTTTCATAATGCCTTCGCGCAAATAAACCCAACAACAATTGATGAGTTGATACGGTATCCTTTTGACGGTGCTGATTACTCCACACGGCTATGGAAGCAAAAAGGTCATATGTTGCAGCAGCTTAATGAGTCCATAACTACGATGTTAATCCAGGGACGAAACCCACAAACTTTAGTAAAGGATTTTGCCAGGAAATTTGACTCCAAAGAAAAAGATGCTTACCGGCTCCTTCATACAGAAGGCTCATTTCTGATGGAGCAAGCTACGCAAGAAGCGTATAAGGAGGATGGGGTTAAAAAGTACCGCTGGTTGGCTACGCTTGACATAAACACCTGTGATGATTGTAGAGCGCTTGATAATAAACCATTCGATGTTGACAAGGCAGTTGTAGGAGTAAATTTACCACCTCTTCACTCTTATGACCGCTGCACAACGGTGCCAGTTTTTGAAGATGATGATTTGACCAATGAAACCAGGATTGCACGAGATCCGATTACCGGCAAAAGATATGAAGTACCTGCTGACATGGAATATGATCAGTGGTACGAAAAACATATTAAGAATAATCCGGAAGCTATACTAGCCGAAAAGAAGTGGAAAAACCGCACGGTTGATAGGCTGCAATATGAACGCTATAAACTAACACTTGGTGATGAGTATATCCCGAAATCCTTTGATAAGTTTCAGGAATTAAAGTACACTAATGGAAGTGAGTACGACATATTAAAGGCTCAAGTCAAGGGTATGACTTACTACAATAGAGCAATCGCCAACGAACCCGAGATTACGGCGACCGTTAAGAAAATAGCTAAATCTAGTAAGATGGATACTTTAGGTCTAGAATATAGGGTAAAGGGCAAGGGATCCTACCTAAGGAAGATTAAGACCAATTATAATCCTGGTGGAAACGATTACGAAATAAATGATATTCTTCGTTATACTTACGGAGCAGATGTAAAGAATCTAGCAGGTAGAACAATTGATAGCATTGATAAGTATTCAGCTATAGGTTATAATACTGTTAAGGTGAAGAATAGTTGGCTTGATGAGGAAAATCCTTATAAGGGTATCAATACGATAATTCAATCGCCTACTGGTCAAAAGTTCGAGCTGCAGTATCATACTCCGGAAAGCTTTGAGCTTAAAAACGGTAAACAGCACGAGTTATATGAAAAGCAAAGATTGATTACGGATGAAGAGTCACCAGAGTATATATCTTTAAGGAACCAAATGTTTGAATTATCTGATAAATTAACCGTACCGGAAGGTATAGAAAGGGTTAAGTAACATGAAATATTATAAGTTAGAAGATAATGAAAATAGAGGATCAGTTGTTAGAACTGAAGGCAGAAGTCAACAGAGATACTTTCCTGATAAGGGATGGATTGAAAGCGGTGTAATGGTAAAGTATTTTAATGACGAAAGTCCTTTCTATGGTGCTTATAGTGAAATAACCGAAGAAGAAGCAAACAAGTTAATAGCAGCTATGTAAACCATCTATCATATCGGTAGGTGGTTTTTTGATGTTCTGGAGGATTTATGATAGAGATTTACGTTGGAGGGAATATATGCTATGTGTGCAAGATGGATTTAAACGCTATGTACATTATAATGACTGACGATTTTATAAAGCCGGACACGTACATAGAAGTAAAACTTGAAGATGGATGTATCGGTTACATAAGAAAGAATTCCGTAATTTCATTTAACAGTATTTCTGAAGCAGAAAGGCGGTGATCCAAACATCTCCCTTAAGACCAGGGTTAAGGTCTTCTTTTTATGTCCGAAATGACGCTTAAACTAAAAGTTCCTCTTTAAAGCAGAGGTTTAAACATTGAGCCACAGCGGAGACACCGCATTAATAAACAGCGTGGTAGAAAGGATTATTTATGGAATTTTTAAAAGCAATATTAGGAGACGGTTATCAAGCCTTTGAAGATGCTGTCACAGCTCATAACGCACTGCCAGAGAATAAAGACAAGCAAGTTAAAATTGCAGACTTAGGCACCGGGGAGTATGTCGGCATAGGCAAGTACAATGCACTTGTTACCGAGCGTGACGGGTTCAAGGAAAAACTTGATACAGCAGAAGGTACTATCAAAACCCTTAAGAAAGAAAATGGGGACAATGAGGAGCTACAAAAGACCATCAAGGCGCATGATGGAGCAATTGAAACCTTAAAACAGACCTATGAGGGCAAAATTAAGGACTTGAAAATTGATAGTGCTCTTAAAGACAAATTAACTGATACCAAGTATCCTGACTTGATCATGACTAAATTTGATAGGACTAAGTTAGTTGTATCAGAGGATGGAACTGTAACTGGTATTGATGATCAGCTTGCACCTATTAAGGAACAGTATAAGGATCTCTTCACACCAGGCGTTAGAGGAAGGGAGCCAGAAAATAGGGGCAATAGCCAGGCATCATCAGGTAAGAGAAAAGAATTAGAAGCGATTATCAGCAACCCCAAAACTCCTTTTGTGGAGAAGGTTGCTGCTAGAAACCAATTATTTAATTTAGAAAGTGAGGAATAATATATGCCAAATGTAACAGGACAAGGAACAACCTGGAATTTACCTAACTATGCTGGTGATCTATTCACTGCAGATGCAATCAATACCCCTATCTTGACCGCTATCGGAGGTTTAACTGGTGGAGTTCAGACAGATAATTTTGAATTTTCTACGGATTCACAGTACTCAATGCCAGCGGCAGGACAGCCTGGTATTACAGAAACAGCTTCTTTGACAGCTCCAGCAGCTACCGGATTCGTTCGTAGTCAGAACACAAATGTAACGCAGATCTTCCAAGAGAAGGTATCTATCTCCTATGAAAAGCTATCAAACGGTGGAAGATTAAGCGGATTAAATACTGCAGGTCAAAAGAATAATGTACCCAATGAAAAGGATTTCCAGATTGCAAGAGCATTAGAGAAAATTGCAAGGGACATGGAGTACACAATCATTAATGGTACATATCAAAAGTCAACTGCAGCAAACGTAGCCAATAAGACCAGAGGACTTCTTGAACTTTGTGCAGGTGCAAACAATGTTAACAATGTAACTGCAGCTGCACTTACCAAACAAATGATTAATGCTTTGTTAAAATTAATGTTCGACAATGGTGCGATTTTCTCCAATACAATTTTCTGGACAAACAGCACGCAAAAGCAGATTATTACGAGCTTATTCTCGATTGCTCCAGCAGATAGAAATGTTGGAGGTACAAACATTCAACAAATTGAGACTGACTTCGGTAATATTGGTATTTCACTTAACAGATTTATGCCACAGGGTTCATTACTTGCTACTGAAATATCAGTTATGGCGCCTGTGTTCCAACCAGTGCCAGGAAAGGGTAATTTCTTCTATGAAGAGCTGGCAAAGGTAGGAGCATCTGAGGATGGCCAGATCTTTGGTCATTTTGGATTAGACCACGGACCTGCATTTATGCACGGTTCTATTACTGGTCTTACTGTATAAGGAGGGAACATATGAGGTTTAAAGGTAAGGGCATTGTTTGGGATCCGGAAAGAAACTGTGCTTTATGTCAGTTTCAAAATGGAGAGTTGCATACTACGGATAAAAGGACCATTCAGTTTTTACAGAAACACGGCTTCGAGCATGAGTTCGAAGAGGGTGATATCGAGGAAGAAGAAGAGCCTGATGATGAAAACGACGGTACCGATCAAGAGGATAAGAGTGATGGGGCTGATAATCAGGAGGATGGTACCGATGAGGGTAAAGAAAAGCCAGATGAAAAGACGGAAGTTCCATCTAATGATCAGCTCAAAGCATTGTTAGACCAAAAAGGCATAAAGTACGATAAAAGGGCCAATAAGGAAACGTTAACTAAGCTATTACAGGGCGCTGAATAATCAGCGTCCTTTTCTTAAGGAGTTGATTTTATGACAGCAGAAGAACTGATGGCAAAGGTAAAAGTTAATCTTGCTATAAGCGGAAATGATAAGGACCTTACTATATCAGATGTAATCCAAGAAGCGTTAAATTTCTGCAACCTCACAGAGCTACCAGAAGCGCTTGAACCTTATATCCGGAAGAAAGCTAAAGGCATTATAGACTACGAAGCCGAGAACGGAACAGCGACTACATTTGACGTTAAGAGCATTAAAGAGGGTGATAGCTCCATTACCTACAATGTGGACGAGAAAACCTCTAAGGAAACGATATACGGGCTATCTGAAAGGGATAAAAGTACCTTAAGAAGATTTAGGAGGTTGCCATGATGAGTGTATACGAACGATTATGGCATGACCGTATGGATATCTACCGCTACAATGAAGGTATAGTTAATAATGTCACTAAGTCAGAGGAACAGCTAATAGAGAGTAACGTCAAATGTCATTATAGTGCTGGGTCTCTAGCCGACACAGCAAGCGAAGTCCCTAACCTTGTAAGCTCGCACAAGCTGTTTTGCGGTGCCAACAAGGTAAAAGAAGGGGATAAGGTTGTTATTACCCAAAGAAACGGCAATAAGGTGACTTTAACAGTAGGAGAGGGGTTCCCTTACTCTGGAGGTG